CTTCCGATCTTTTCCTATAGCCTGCATTCTTAATGGTAAGTACTCCAGCCTTCAGCAAGGATGCCTTTATGATAGGCACCTGTATGACTCCTCCTGTCTTTTCCTCAAACTTGCTTCCAATCTGCAAGTCTTTGATATATATAGGATCACTCCATTTACCAGTCTTATACTGGAATTGCACACCACATCTGTACCAGTCTCCAGTCTTAAATCCTCCACATGGAACAGTCATTCCCCCATGTCTTGGCTCATTTCCTATTGATGTGAGTTGATTATAGTATGCGTATGCTCCATATGATACCTGCATTGGTGTAAATGTCCTTGTGCCTATTGCAAGTGAATCATGTGTAGTCCTATCATAGGTACTAAACATCACATTGTTTTTCACAATGTCTTTCAAACCTGTCATCAGATTCCTTGCAATAGTCAAATTACCAAGGAACAGAGTGTTGTTCTTCTGCTCAATAGTCTCAGCTGTGATACTCTCGCCTCCCTTGAAGAGAAGCTCTGTGGGGTCTATGGAGTCTCCAGAAGTACCTGTGTCAATGTAGCTGACCTTGCTATCAGTCAGACCAGACAAGGAGATGTCCTGAATCCTTTTGCAGATGGGTGTAGCATTGATGGATGTCCTCTGTATTGAGTATATCCTCAGATAGTCAAACTTTGTGTCAGGATTGGTCACAGTAATCCTGAAGGCATTCTCCACCTTGTCTTCAGGTGATGCACCTCTGTCCTTATAGGATATATACAGCAAAGGAGAGGTGTAGAATATATTGGACTCCTGACCATATTTCCTGTAGTATGTAAAGGCATACTGTATGACACCTGGGGCAAACATGCCATTTGCACCAAGCAGCTTCTCAACCTCCACATCCTCATTAAGAGTCATCTCAGGCACAAAGTCAAACTGTGTTGCATCATTCTGCCTGATATTGCCCTCTACATTGATGACCCTTGGCTGGTTGATACCATCAGTCCAATAGACCTTCTGGACAGCTTCTGACTCATAGCTTGTCAAGGTCTCAAGTGGATGGTCAAGGCTGAATCCAAGTGAGGCAGCCATCTTTCCGAAGAGCATCCTGCACACCAACTTTGTCTTTGCACTGTCCTTGTACTTGAGAGCATAGATGTAGTCACAGTTGTTCTCAAGGTCATGGGTGAACACAATAATCTTGTGATTGATGACAGCAGTGCCTACTGGAATACCATAGAGCCTTGTCTCTGTAGCATACTCAGGGTCATCACCATCCTTCCATATACCCTGCTCAATGGGCAACAGTAGGGTTCCCCTTTCATTTACCCAGCTCATCAGGGTATTATTGTCATTAGTACCAAGCCTGAGATTCCTGTTCTCAAATGCAAACTCAGGATTGAAGGCTGTCACAGAGTAGTCCCTGTTCATGCCCTTGGTCTTCCAGTTCATCAATTTCTTCATGATACTGCCATCAATTAATTGTTACTACTCGATAATGAAGTCAAGTGCTTCCACCTGACCAAAAGACCAGTCATTGCTGGCCATCAGCTTTCCGAAGGCATCCTCAGAGATGGTTGGAATATCAATGTCATTCTCCTTGTCAAGCTCTTCCTTTAATGCCTTGTCAAGAAGCTCCATATACTCCTTGAACACCTTGATGAATTCCAGATATTCTTCATCAGACATTGGAAGATTATCCTTGCCTTCTTTCTTCATCTGCTCATACAGCTGGGCTTTCTGAAGATTTTCCTTGTAGTCCTCAGAAGGTACAAGCCTCTCCCTTGCATCCTGCACCTCATCTGAATACTCCAAGGCAATTGGCCTTAGTGCCCTTGTAATTTTCCATACCTTCACCTTGTCATCATCTGACAGTTTCTGATACTTGGCTGAATCAAGCATCTTGAATGCCTCAATAGCCTTCTTTGTTGTCAACTTCATATTCTTCATACTCTTCCTACCTATATATTAATTATGTCATTTTTATCCTTAAACACTCATCATCACCAACAAATACTTCTCCAACTGAAACAGCGTCTCTTCCATATGGCCATGCTGAGCGTGTTCCAAATATACTAATTTTACCATTAGCATCAACACCAAATGAAAAGAATGTGCCTGTTCTGGGATCTGTAAAATAAAACTGGTCTGGGTGCCATCTTGAATAAAGCTTTGAAAAAGTACCCTGAGACATGGTCATCAAGGGTCTGACTTCTGTTCCTGTGCCCACTCCGGTAAAAGTAAGGTCAAAATATGTGTTATTCCCATTTAAACCCCTTATTCCAGAATGTAGAATAGGAACAGAAGTACCAGGAATTCTTTCATCTGTATACAGCTCAAGTCTATAGTAAGTACCAGAACTGTTACCAAGAGAAGTAGTCTGGTCTATCTTGCCATGGAATGTTCCATTCACAGTACAGTCGTTCATTGTAACATTACCGTGTTTATCCACAGAGAATCCTTCATTGATTGTGGTATATCCTTCAAGGTTAATCCTATCAGCTCTTATCCTTGCATTTGTGATATAGCCATCTCCGTCCTTCTGAACATAAATACCCATATCAGCTGTCCTACCATCAATGGTTTCTATTTGCATTCTCATGTCATCGGCTCTTTGCTTCAATACAGAATTTCCAACTTCTGGGTCATATACAGTAGAAGTAATACCATTTACATCTATTTTTAAGTCAGAATACTTTCCACTTAAATCAGTCACCCTTGCTGAAATTTGTTCAACAGTCTGGGATATGAGAGATACCTGTCCTGTAGCATTGCTTACCTCAGATTGTATGCTGTTGACAGTAACACCAAGCTTTGACTGTGACTTGATGTTCCCTTGTGTATCAAAGGTAGCAGCTGCACCATAGATACCCTCCTTGTTCTTGTACAGCCAGGATGCAGAAGGCTCATCTGACAAGTCCATGCCGGCAAGGTCAAATATCTTGCCTATTGCCTTGTCAGCTGCCTCAAGGTCATTGGTCACAAAGTCAAGCTGGTCATAGGCAGTATCAACCCTTCCAGATATTGATATGATGTCTCCAGTCATCTTGTTGATGGCTGTGGCATACTGGGATATAGAGGTGTCTGTCTGAGATTTCCATGTGGCATACTCTATCTGTGATTGGTCATACTCTGTCTTGTATTCCCTTACCCTCTTGTCTGTGGCATTCACCTGTGCCTCAAGTTCATCCTTCACCTGAAGAAATGCCCTGTAATTACTTGCCACAGTCTGCTCTATTCCCCTGATAGACAGCTTTAGCTGTGTGATGGCATCAGAGTACTTCCACTTGTCATCCATGATGCTGAATGCAAGTGTCTGCCCATCCGAAGGCTCAAGGAGTCCAGAGTTGTTTAGGGATGTGAGCAGTGGGCCAAGTGTGATGTCATTCAGGTGCAGTGTTGCCAGATAGTCAACAATGTCAGAGAAGAGTCCACCAACCCTCAAGGCAGTGTTTTCTCCCTGTCTGGTAGCCTCCTCAATCTGGGCTGCCAATATTGCCAGTTGTTCAATAGTTTTACTCATAGGCTAATGTCTTCTAATATACTCACGGTCACCCAAATCCCTAAAGCTCTTGTCAAACTCCAGGGTTCTCGGTATTAATGAGGTGAAATAATTTGAGATTGACTGCATTTCAGAGAGGGATGGAGTAGACATTTCAGTCAGAAGTTCTCTGGCTGCAACTGCGTAAACCTGCTGGGCATCCTGATAGACTGCTGCTGCAATCTTGCCCTGACGGAATTTATTACGCAGTACATTCATGGAGATGTATGCCTCAAGTGCATCAATGTAGCTTTCATTGTCAATCAGCAAGGGGAATCCATCCTCATCAAGAGGAATAGCCTTGTAGACAATCTCAATGATTCCCTCAGGGAATGATGTATAGATAATCCTATTCTGAGTCTTAAAGGAGAATTCAGGATGCACCATTGTTGACCTATGGGGATTATGAGGAGCTATTGGGTACGGAGGCTCATTATGAGGTCTTGGCCCTACAGGAGGATAGAATGTCTCTGTCATTGACCTCAGGCAGATACCTGACTTCTTCTCCCTCACCTGTATGATGCTGATGAGGTCACAGGGAAGAGCTCCCCTGAATTCATGTATCTCAATGTCTTCCTGTTTGTCCTGATATAGCTTTGGATAGCCATGCTTGCCTATGAAGCGGATGGTATGTCTTACCACCTGCTCAAGGGTAAGGTTCTCCATGTGGGCATCTTCCAGCAAATCATCTAATACCCTACGGATGCTGGTATATTGTGTCTCCTTTACCATACTGTATCTATTTTACCTTGTTTAATATTCTCACTGAGTGCCTTCTTGATGAAGGTGTTGGTCTGGAACATGTAGAAATGCTTGTTGTCAAATATTGCCATATCCCTGAGAAACCTTATATAATACACATACGGATTATTGTTCCTGAGGATTGTCTTGTTCTTCCTTGCCTCTTCATCCTCATACCACAGCTTCAAGGTCTCTGACCAATCAGGAGGGTATGTGACTTTGAGCTTCCCATCCACCAGTGTTGCACCCACCTTGTATTTCCTAAGTTCCAATGCCCCCATCCTCTGAGGGAATTGGATGGTCTTTCCATTGGCTATCTCATCTGCCATCAGCCTGTTGACTCCCCTGATAATGCTGTAGAATTCCTTTTCCTTCAGAGGCCTTCCGATGTTGTACCAATGGTTCTTCCTCAACAATTTATACAAATCATACACACCTATTGAGCCAGTTACCTTGGCCTTGTGCTTCTTGTTGCTCCTTGAAATCCTATTGGTAAATTCTGTAAAGGTCTCTTCCATACTACTGTCTCCTATTTACATCAGGTGTATCATCTTTGGCATTATTCTCCGTATCTTCCTTCTTTAATAAAGATTTGGTCAATTCACCTACCACCAGTTCTATCAGAGTAGGAACCATATACTGCCTAATTGGGAATTCCATGTCAAGCACATCACATGGCTGGGGACTTCCATCCTGATCACACAGAAGGTCAGACACTTCATCAAAGTCCTCAAATACTGCACTCACCCTGAGCTTCTTGAGATAGAGGAACTGGGGGTTGCTACTGTTGAGGTACATGTGGAGATCAGGACCTATACTGCTGTATATGATGTTCCTCAGATAGGGATTGCTTCCAATATATCTCATCTTGTCCCTTGACACATAGCTTATGTTGGTACCCTGATAATAGTCTATGGGATACACACGGGGTATATTGCCCTCCAGTATCCTTGGAATAGGCTTTGTTGTGCGGAGATAATATCCTCCTGTGCAAGGGTCTCCGTCAATGGCAGGAACCTTCTCAAGATCAAGGCATATCTGCTGTGTCTCAAAGGCTGATGCCACATCCTGTGAAGCCTTCTCCTTGTCCTGCTCCTTCTTGATGAGGAATGCCCTGTACTTCTTGCAAAGGAACAGAATGAACTCCTCAGTCCAGAAGCTATCATCAGATCTACTGGCCTTACATAAGTCTAGGACGGAATATACCAATTCTTTAACTAGCATACTTATAAATATTTATGGCCCAAAGGTACAATTTTTGACTGTACCTCTGAGCCTTATTAAGGAATCTGTTTATTTCGTTAAGAACAGTGCTTAGTCTTCCTCTGCAGTAATGATGATATCAGAGTCACTTGTACCATCAGCATCAAATGCCTTCAGTATCTTACTTTCCTCAAGGGCCTTCAGCCTGTTTGCCAACTCTGTGGTCTCTCCTAAATGTAACTTTCCCATCTTCAAATAATCTGGATATGGTATTAAACATGTACTGCCCCAGAGGCAGTCTAAAGCTCTCTCTATCAGCAGATAGTCTTCCCTGCTGAGTATCCCTCTGTAGTCATGGAATACAAAGTCCCTGTAGAAGATAAGCAGCAAAAGCTTCTGCATATTAGCATAGCTCATATAGCCCTTCTTCTCCAAGACATTATAGTAGCTACCTAGGGCATTATATATAATCTCATCCATGACAGCTGCAAGGTTTGTTTCCTGACTTGGAAGCATAGCCTCCTGAATAGTTGTCAAACAGCATGTTCCAGTACTTTATGGCTGGAACATAATGCTCTGTCTCAACAGATGACTTGAATGCGTTCCAAAGAAGTATGAAGTCTGTGAAGCCTACAGGTATCTCACACTTGTCTGCAAGACCCTTGGTGAACTGCACGACCTTCTGATAGAGAAGATTCTCATCAAAAGTGACTCCAAGTGTTATCTCCTCATCCAGTGTGCATGGTGTACATGGATCTGGAATCCCCTTTACCTTCACATACACAAAGAAAAGGTCCTTGCTGAAGCAATTCTTCTTGTAGGACTCCTTGAAGTCCACAGGGAGAAGCACAAGGTCAGCCTCCTTCTGATTGCCATCAAATACCTGATGGTACACATAGTCCTGTGAAGGCACATGAGGACTGGTCTCAGAGACCTTGTCTGCCATTACTATGGTAAGGCTGTCAAGATAGATGTCCTTGAAGTACTCAGCCTTGTTGACATGGAGGTTGATATACATCCTCTTGCCATCATCTGAAATCCTGAGCTGATCGAATATTACACTCATTGAGACCTCCTTTCTTTAGAACAGCTGTATGTTGAAAGTACCAGTGTAAGGAGAATTACTCTTGTACACATTATACTCAACCTCATCAATGGTTGTAGTCCCATGCAATACCATTGCCACCTCCATGCCACTCATGAAGACATTGGGTGTCTCTGAGGTTGCAGGGAAGATAAGCCATATTTTCTGGCTGTTTGCAGTGACTGGTATAAGCAAGCCCTTGGCTACTGTATCATAGTGGTAGGTAGCAGTCTTTATGGTAGTTGACTGTGTGGCAGCACCAATGTAGATGTCCTTGTAGAACAAGGCTTCCTGTGACTCGACATCCTTTATATAGATGTCATTACCACCTTTGTTTATCTTTGATAAATATTTCTTTGCTGGCATAATCCTATTTGTATTTTATCATCCATTAAAGAATAAAGGAAAGGGAGAGGGAGGATTGCCTGAACCCTTCCCTTTCCCATTAAAGTACTGACTACTCGACAGTAATGGTTGCCTGAGTACCAGAGAATACCTGAGCAGCAGCCTCTGCAGAGCCAAGGTCTGTGATAGCCTTGCTTGTAGCCAGAGTAGCAGCTGAACCTGCATTGAAGGTGTCTGCATCCTTAGAAGGCAGAGTACCAGCAGTAAAGGTGTCAGCAGCCTTAGAGCCACCGTCAAACTTGGTAACATCAATAGCAGCCATAGAGCCTGCATTCCAAGTATCTGCAGCCTTGCTGGGCAGAGAACCTGCTGAGAATGTACCCTCAGTGTAGCTAGGCAGTGAGCCTGCAGAGAAGGCACCTTCCGTGAAGGTAGGCAGTGAACCAGCAGCAAATGCACCCTGTGCAGTAACAGCATCAGAGGTAGAAGCAGCAGAGAGAGTCAGAGTCTCCTCATCCTCATCATAGGCACTTACCTCGCCCTCAGTAGCAAATGCACTCTTTGTCTCAGCACCCAGTGAAGGAAGCGTACCCTGTGTGAAGGTATCAGCAGCCTTCGAGGGGAGTGTACCTGCATCAAACGTGTCAGCTGCCTTTGAAGGAAGCTCACCAGCATCAAATGCACCCTCAGTGAATGAAGGAGCAGTACCTGGGGTATAGAAGCCGTTGCCCAGAGAAGCAGCTGTGAATGCACCCTCCTGGAATGTGGGCAGGCTACCTGCGTTGAATGAACCCTCTACAAAGCTGGGAGCAACACCATCATCATTATAGCCAGTCACGAAGTCACCATCAGCAGTGCCAGTGAAGCTAACTGCAGAAGCAGCATTGGTACCAGCAGGTGTATAGTCACCGCTTGCACTGTCCTTGAATGCCAGAGCACCCAGAGAACCAGTAGAACCAAACTCCTGCCACTTGCCAGCAGCACCAGACCAGATGAACTCAGACTCACCATAGATGACAATGTCACCTGCAGCAAGGTTCTTCTGAGGATCAACAGCACCACTTACCACATAGGTAATACCGTCAATGACCCAAGGGCCAGTAGCATCACCGTCAGCAATAGGGGTGGTTGACTTGCCAAGGTAGTGAAGACCACCAGAAATCTTTGAATAGATGTCTGCAATGTCAGCCCATGCCTGAGCATCCTTGATCCAAAGGGTATCTGAACCCTTCACAATTTTGGATAAATACTTTTTATCTGCCATAAAGCGTAAAAGTTTTTAAATTAAACATAAAAGTTAACTAAATATCTGGGGAGGGTAGTTATCCCTCAATTCAGATTCTATTTATTTTGCAGGTCTTATTCCCTCTTCAGAGATGTTACTGCCTACTTCTTCAAGGTCATCAAACCTTTCTTTTATTGGGAGTAGTAGTCCAACTTCTTTATTACTAACATCTAAAGATAGTACAGCATAGCACTCTCCTTCTTCTTCTACTACATAAAAGCCTTTGCTATTAACTAGTTTCTTAACAGGGGACAACTTACCATCTTCTGTATGAAATAGCATTGGCTCTTTCAAGTATACTTCTTCTGCTGAAGTTAGTTTTTCTCTCTTCATACTATCCTTTTTTAAATGATAATTTTCGCCTCAATGAATGGCTTGCCATTCCTGTCAAGCACCAGTGGCTTCTTGTAGGTTAGGCAATAGTTCTGAAGCAATTCAGAGAACATGTAGATGATTTCCTCATCCTCAATCTTCCTTGCATCCTTTGAGATGGAGCCATTCTTCAATGCCCTTCCGAAGTAGATGCCATCCTCACACTGGAGGAACTCATAGTCCTGTAATGATGTTTTTGCCATAATCTCAAGGTACTACATCAAAGTCCATTGCCAAAGATTCATCACTTATGTCATAGGTCTTCTGAATCTTGTCCTTCACATTATCATGTAGATCCCTAATCTCCACAGAGTTGTCAATGATTTGATCAGAGCCTACTGTATCAGGGCCAGGAACACCAGAGTCATCATCCTCATTCTCCCAAGTGCCATTCCTGTACTTCAGTATCTGGCCCTCTTCGACATCTGCAAGCCCAACATCCTCAAGGTCTGCAAGTTTCTTTGCACCAACACCATCAAGGTCATATGGTTCATCATCATCAGGAGAAGCAGAATCTTTGCCATTCATCACTCTTAAGAGCTGCCACTTGCCGTTCATGAATACATAGAGGCCAACTCCTCCCTCAACGGGCTTTATCCATAGTACAGATGTCCAAGGTGGCTCTGTAGGCGATATTACTGTTTTCTCTAATACAATCATAGCTGTGAATTTAAAGTAGAGAGGAGAAATCCTCCTCCCTACTGATTATTAACTAAAGTGACTGGATGTTAAGACCTGCTTCAGTATTGATGGCCTGAATCAGGCTGTTCAGCTCTGCCTTGTCCTCAGCAACAATAGTGATGTCCTTCTCACTGCGGTAGCTATTTACACCAGTGTCAGTGAAAGCATAGTGCAGTTCAAGTACATTGTACTCCTTTGAAGGATCAACCAGATACTCGGTCTTGATGACATTAGGCCATCCCATCATCCTATACTGGTCACCACGCTCACCCATGCAGAAGTACTCAAGGTCAGCAATCTTCTTACCATTACCAATAGCATCTACACCTACAACAGCAGCACTCTTTGCAGGAGTCTGGTCAATCACCTTGCCCCATACCTCATCATTGCCATTGGTGTATACAGTCTGGGGGAATACCTCAAACTCTACTCTGCGCTGAGCCTCAGTGCCAAGTGTCCAGCCCTGCTCCTTCTCAATGATATAGATACCATCCTCAGAACCTGCAGTACCTGCATTGAACTCAAGATAAGGATTGCTGTTCTTGGTAGCACCTACCTCACGGCTGAAGTTGGCATTCAGAGAGTCAACCATTGCCTTGTAGAACTCCTTCTTGTCAGCAGCCATTGCAGCAGTTGCATGGACAGCACCGTACTTATAATACTCCTGATTGTCAGTGTCTACATAGAAGGCACGGAGAACAATGTTCAGAAGATAGTCCTGACCTGCAATGATATTACCACCATTGACATTCGTGTCAAGCTCAATCTTGACTTTCTTCAGAGGAGTTACCATATCAGCAGCTGCAACAGCCTTGCAATAGTTCAGGTTATTCAGCTGAATGCGGTCACTCTTCATTACTGTGTCAGCACCCTTGTAGATGAAGTAAAGCTCTTTACCAAGGCCACTGTCAATCACCTTTACACCACCAATAGTACCTACAGCAGAGCTTTCGTTAACTGTAGCATTGTATGCATTGGCTACATACAACTGGCGGTTCTGATTTGTATTAAAATTGGCCATAACTTTTAAAACATTTTAAATTAAACATAGCCTCAGGTCATGGCTAAACCCTCAGCGTTACTTATTCTCGATTATTACTTTCTCTTGTGTATCCTCTTGACTGCAATGCAAGCACCACTGCCCTGTCAAGTATCCTCTGATGAAGCATCTCTGGAAGCTCACACTCAGATACTGTGCTGACTCCTTCGATGGACTGCTCATCTCCAAGGTTGACCAGTACTATCGGCCTGAGTTTCCTCAAGTACCTCAGATAGTATGAAGTTACATTGAACTTTGCCACAATCTCTATCACTCCGTCAGAGAGGTCAAGCCTTAGGGCTCGCCTGTTATTGGCTCCCCTGAAGGGATTCCTCTTTATCTTGTGGTACTCATCCTGCCTTACAGGAATGACATCCAGATTGGTCATGTCATCACATTTCCCATCAGATATTTCCACTGACTCATAGGTGATGAACATCAGGTCTTCTGGAAGAGTGAAGAACTTTGACTTGCTCTCCATTCCAAGGATACCTGTGGTTGTTGTGATAGGGTCAAGCTTTGCCTCCTTGACAAGGTTGGCAAGATACCTTCTCAGCTCCTCAGTCTCCTCAAATGAAGCCTCCAGTGAGTTCCTGCCACTATACAGGTCAATGACATAGTCCTGCTCAGACTTTGTAAGGAATAGGGATTTCTCATACTCATCAAGCTCTATGGTAGTAGGGTTATCCGTGCTGCCAAAGTTGGCTGTCTTAGCATAGCTACTAAGCTGAGTGTCAAAGTATGAAGAAAAATCACTAACCGTCATAGTCCTTATTTTTTAATTATTCGCTTCTCTGTCCTGACTGCATTACAGCCTGCACATTGTCATTGCCAGTAGATGTCCATGCTATCTTGGCAAGTTCTACTGCCCTCTGAAGGATGTCCTCATGGAGGATTGGATCAAGCTCACATTCTGTTGCAGTACCTATATCTTCGATGGTCAAGCCATCAAGGTTCTCAAGGATGATAGGCTTTGGCTTGCGGATGTATCTTACAGAGTATGTTCCTACGGTATCTCCGAGATTGGTGATGATTTCTGCCACTTTGGTAGCGGATGCACCACTCACTGTCCCTGAGTTGAGAAGTCTCCAAGCCTGATACTTCAGAGGTCTCTTGAAAGGCTTTGACATCAGGCGGGTATACTCATCAAACCTCAGAGGAATTACCTGAAGTATCTTTCCTGCTGTGGTCTTGATAGTCTCATTAATTACAATAAAAATATCAGTCGGATAAGAGTATACACTACTCCTGTCATCTATCTTTGCAGATGCTGTTGCAACACTGCAGGTTGCCACTTTCATCAGTGTGGAGAAGTCAGCCTGACGCTTTGCAGAGTCATCAAAGCCCTCCTTCAGGGTATTTCCAGCACTATTGGCAGAGAACCTGTTCTTCACAATCTCATATTCTGCCTGTGTAAGGAAATTACTCTTCTCAGCCTCATTCAGACCTGGGGCCTGATTTGAGGTAATGTTGTTGTAGGCTACATCGAACCTCCAAGAAAACTCCGAATTATTCATCTGCTATTCTCCTATTTTAAGCAGGGAGGGGACTAACCCCTGCCCTTGTGGTTATTCTTCTTTAAGCTTTGCCTCAATAGTAAACTTCAAGTCCTGATTCTTAGGACTGGAGATATACTTTGCAGCATTGTTAAGTGTGCTGTTCTCACCAAGCTCACATAGTGGATGACCATCCTCCCTGAGGTAGTAGAGGTCATTCCTCCAACTGATGATGCCTTTCTCAACACCTCTCTTGATAAGCACTTTTGCTGGCAGGTAGACATCTGTGAGGATACCAAGCATCTTTCTTGAGTCATTCTCAATCAGCTCACTCACCTTGCCTTGGAGGAAGTCAAGCTTAGTCTTCTGGGCAAGTGGCCTCTTCTCAGCCAACTCAATGACAGTACGTAAGGTATCTGCATCATCCTCAATCTTACCAAACTCTTTCCAGCAGTTCTTGGTGGCATCCACACGCTTCAGGTTGCTTGCAGCCTCTGCATTCTCAGAGAGGATTACAAACTGGTAGGTTGCCTTTGGCCTATCCTCAAGCTCTTGCATGGAAGGACAGATCTGGTCCTTGTTGGCAAGCAGCACCTTGTACTTGATGTACTCCTCAGGAATGCTCAGGTCAAGATAGTTGTCCTGCTTGTGAAGCTCTACCCTGCCAAAACCCTCAGGATTGCTATCATCCCAGAAGTTATTCTTGCGATTGTGTACACTCAAAGCATTGAGCTCAAGTCCCATTACCTTCTCAAGATATTCCTTCTCACTGTTTGTCAGCACATTCTTGAAGGAGCCGTTTGACAGCCTTGGCACAGTGAATCTGCGGATGGCTGTCTCTGCCATTCCTCCATACAGCACATGGTTCTTGTTGGGTACCATTGTTGATGGGCGGAGGATATACCTTACAATCACTCTTTCATTCCTCAATGGATTCACAAGACCTTCATCCCGTGAGGGTTGTTCCACAAACTGCTGTTCATCAGCAGCACTTTCAATGAACTCTTCTTCTACTCTCTTCTTTCCCATTTTAACTTCTCCTTGTATTTTGCAATTTTTAGTTTATAGATTCATGTCTTAAAAGAGATTTGGAGGAGAGGAACTTAATCCCCTCACTCCAAACATCTATCGTATTTTATCCCATCAATACTGCAGGGATGATGCTCATGGTGCGTGTAGGATCCTTCACACATACACCCAGTGTAGCCATCTTGTGAATGGTAGCACTATCCTCATCATGACTCATGAAAGGATTGCCCTTCTGACCAGTGAAGGGATTGCGCAGACCCCACTCATAAGAGGTCATGTCACCCTCATCACCCTTGACACCTACCTTGAAGATGTTAGGCTCAGAAGTAGTACCAATGTCAAAGATGTCATAACGGTAGCTGAATGCAGGACCACCAAGATAATGCTGGATCTTGTTACGGATAGGATCATCATAGTATGGATCTACATCAACCTTTACAATCATGCCGTTAGGAGCCTGGAACTCTACAAACTGGAAGCCTGCAGAGAGGGCATTCTGATGGAGAGGAGACTGGGTCTTGCGAACCATTCCTACCTGGTCAGCATTGGTTGTGAATGCAGTCCAGCCACTTACAGTATCAAGCACTGCCTTGTGGAACTGGATGGCACCACGCTCACCAGTCTTCAGTACAAACACACGGTCCTTGATGTCAAGCTTACCTGCTGCAATGCTGTAGAGGGCATCCTCAATCAGCTTCAGAGAGAAGGTGTTGTAATACATGGTATTGCTGTACTCCATCTGCTCATACAGACCAGCACCCATGCGGATAACCTCACCAGACTTACCAATGTTGAGGTACTCACCATTCTTGTTGCGGTTAGAACGGCCAAATGCAAGCACCTTGTTCTTTGCATCACTCCACTGCTGCTCAAGAACCCACTGCTCATTGTGCATCCACATGTCAATGACACGGATCTTGCCATTCTCATCCTCAAGGGGAATACCAAAGGCCATCTTGTCATTGATCATAGCACCAGAAACCTTGTGCTGCATACGGATGGTAGTGAATTCATTGCGCATGGCTGTAGGACTTGCAAATGTGATGTCATCAACCTTTCTAGACAACTCACGCTCTACAGGTGCATACTCCTTAGAGAAACGCTTGCCAGGCATCAACTGCTCAATAGGCATACCATCTGTGATGCCTGCCATCAGCTCTACCTTGTAGACAGTGTTGGTACCCTCATTGCGGCCATCACCAAGGATGCGCAGAGGATAAATCTCATTCAGCTCACCAACGATGACTGCACCATCAGCAAACAGATTCTCAGCAAATACTACATAGAAAGGCTCTACGTTCATACCTACGTTGGTAGGATAAGATGAATCGATGATGTTGCCATCAATGTCACGAGCCTCTACCAGAGGAAGGTTCTTCACAGCACTACCTACGATAGGCCATGTGTACTCATCATCTGAATCAAAATACTTGACGGGGAATTTTGACAGGAAAGTGTCCAGAGTCTTGCCCTTGTGATAGGCCAGAAGCTGGGTCACCAGATTAGTCAGCTGCTGGGGCTGCTCCTGAAAAACACTGTTCAAGTGGTTCTTCTTGGTTACACCACCCCACTTCGTGAAAAGCTCCTTTTGAAATCTACCGAGTTTTCCCATTTTAAATTACTCTTTAATCATTAAACAAAAAACCAATTTCTATTCATGTTAGAGAGCCAGCTTGAACCCACTTGGAATGATTGACTCTGGGTCATCACTTGCCTTTGAAACCATCTTTAGGCTGCCATCGGCATTTCTTCTTGTTCCGTTAAGGGCCTGTTCCAATGCTCTCATACCTTTCTTCACTTCCTTCTTGACCTTTCCCTTCGTAAAGGACTCAAAGTCCTTGAAGTCATTGGTCAATGCCATGAAGAGACCTACATACTTGATGAACTCCACGGGATGCTCCTGCTCATACTTCTGCACTGCAGTCAGGTACTCACCTGTCTCAGGATCCTTGTACACTGGCTTTGATACACACTCAAAAGCCTTCCTTCTCAAGTCCTGTGAGATGTCCATGTCTCCCAGCAAGGTCTTGTCCTTCATCAGGGAATCCTTCAGCTTTTCAGCCTGCTTCTTCCTGTTCTCCCTTTCCTCCGCAGCAGTCTTCTCTGCTTCACCCAGCATCTTGTCATACTGGTTCTGGAAGAACTCCCTGTTGCTCTGGAGTGCATCCTTTGCATCCTCAATGTCATTCCCTGCATCAATGCTTCGGCGAGCCATCTTGTCAGCCTTCTCCCTTGAATAGCCATTGTTAAGGTAGTCCTGGGTAATCAGCTGATACCTTAACTGCTCTGCCTCTGGGGTTTCTGCCGTGATGTCAGTATCCTTGATGGAATGGAGTCTGTTGAGAGTACCCTCATACATCCTGATACTGTCTGGTTCTACACCATTGTCAAGTGCCTTTTTGATTCTCCTCTGAGCTTCATCCAGCCTGGCCTCCACCTCCAAGTCAAACAATTCACTGAATGACTCTGCATCTACAGCTTTGTTAATTGTCTCTTCATCAAGGTTAGGGAAGATTCCATCCTCTGCCGCAGCGTTGGCCATGGAAGAGTAGAAGTTGTTTTTATCAGGAGAAGTGCCACCACTATCATCAGTGGAAGAACCTTCCTCTTCACCTTCTTTTTCATCTCCACTACCTACGCTCTCTGGCTCAGAATCTTCCTCAAAGAGAGTACCCTTAACCTCAGTAGTTGTTATTTCACTATTCTCAATCTGGTCTTCAGGCTCTTCCACCTTCTGACCTGCTTCCACCTGAGTCTCCTCCTCAGGGGTTTCCTCTGAACCGAAGAGAGTATCAATCTCATCTGCTCCAAGGATGTTAATAAAGCCTTCTTCCATATTATCCTTCTCTTTTTAGTTCAACTTAAAAGTCCAACAATCTTCTTTGTCTGCAAAAGTACATAATTATGGCTTTTGCTTTCCAGAGCTAACAGACCCTCTAAGCCCAACTAAAAAGGGTGCTTAGAAAAGCACCCCTCTTTATATGTTTCAATCATGTGTTGCAATAAAAATTTACTGCCATTTACCCTTCTTTCCAGGGTAGTTCTTATCCCAATATGTATCAGCTTCAAGCCCTGTAGGGGTCTCTCGCCCCTTCTTCAGATCACCTTGCAGAAGAATCATCTTCTCCTGCCTGTATATCATCAGCATACACAAGGCCATGATTCTATCCACATTTATCTGGGGATTATACAGGATAAGCTCCTTCAGAAGTGCCCTGTTCCTGATATTGTAGAGATTTGAGAAAGTAACTTCCTCTTCTTCCCCTTCCCCATTCCTGATGACTTTGGTGACAGGCTTTAAGAGCCAATCCCTGATGAGTCCAAATCCATATTCCTTGATGGGCAGAGTAGTAGTCACACCTTTTCTGGTATTGCCATACCCTATGCCTTTGATAAGCTGCTTGTCCAACAGGTACTCTGGAGTATCTGCCAACAAGTGAAGACTGTTCTTCTGACTGAAATAAGGGAATAGTCCTTTCTTGTTCTGCTCATAGAGAAGCACCGCATTATAGAACAGACAAGCCTTCCTGCATATCTCATAGAAGTCCTCGGCATAATCAGGCCTTCCTGTATACTCCATGACAATAGTATCTGTCCATGTGTCAAGCATGAGGAAGGAACCCAATGACATGGATTCTGCCACATCATTATCATAAGGGTCGGCACCTGCGATGTATCTACCCCTTGGTATTGTGCCATCAGGAGTCTTCTGAGGCATGGAGAATATTTCTACTGCTCCTCTCACTTTATTGTCCTTTGTAGGGAAATCCCTGATTGGAATGTCTCCTGTAGGTACAAACTCCATCTTACCATCCTTCTGAATCAGTTCACCCACATACACATCATTGTATTCATCAGGGTTATTGTCTATCTCATTAAGCCTTGCATTGAGGTCTGTGACAGGAAACATGTTTCCCCTGCTCCTGATGATGGCTTCCTGAGGAGTGATAGGATACTGAGATATACGTTTGGTAATGGTATTGACATCAGTTGAGCCATACTTCACCTTATATCTGTCCATCAGAAGCATCAGCAATGCCTTGGTGACATCACTGTTACCATTCTCATCAACACAGCTGTCATCATAGTTAAGGTATGCAGGATAGAACATACAGCATTTCTTTCTTCCCTGACCTTCCTTGTCAAAGACATTATCCAAAGGCTCCATGTTGTATCCTTCTGGAGAGTAGAATATCTCCTGAAAAGCCGTAAAGTCAGACATGTCATCACCGGCAGTTCCATACATCAATACCTCTCCAAACACAGAGGAACCCTGCTCTACAGAAGGCCTGATCATGTTGTACATAGAAAGCAAATCCTTGAAGATACCCGCCTCTTCTACAAGATACAATACACCACGGGAGCCATTCAATTTGTCTTGGTTTACACCTGATATAATACCTGATACTGAATTCTGACTACCATAGGCCACATCACTGCCTGACTTCTTATAGCCCATCTCCCACTCCAATTCCTGCTTACTGCTCTTGAGTCTCCTTGAGGCAAACTGTGTGTTCTTTGCACAGAAGTCTATATTGTCAATAAACACATCAAGAATCTGGTTGGTGCCTATCAGCTTTGTCCTATCAGCAGCTGTCACCATGCACTGCACACTCTCCCTGTTTTCAGCAGATTCTCCGATAATGAATCTTTTTGCCAGTGTTGCAGCACCAAAGGAGGTTTTGCCTTTACCACGCGAAGCCAGATAAGCAGCATGATGCTTGTGTGCTCTTGCAGAAAGGACATAATGGGACATTAGAAACTGGCCATCCCAGAATTTTGAATGCCTTGTAGAACGCATCTCCAGGCCATCTTCCCTTTTTACCACCATGTGAATAGGACAGTAGTTCATCAGCCAATAGTGGTCTCCTGTCACCCACATGCCTGTATTTGGATTGACAAGTCCTTCCCAACCCCTTCTTCTTTCTTCCCTTATGTATTTGCCAAATTCACTGTTTGGATTGGCATTAGGCTTGAGGTTGGTATATCTATGCTTGTTATTCTGCCAAGTAAGAGCAGCCTGTCTGAAGTAATCTGAGCCTTCCAGAATAGGTGGCCTTGTAATGTCAATGATAGCCTTTCCATGCTCATCCTTCGGAAGTTCTGAAATCATAGGTCTGTCAGGAGATACTATCCATCTGATAAAAGGCACATTGTTCAGGAAATCCCAGAACTGTTCCTGTACTTCAGCAGGAGTATCCTGAAACATTACTTTCTTGCCATCCACCATGACAGAAAGTTCCTCAATTGGAGTCTGACATTTGTTGAATCTTATGTTATCCATGCAATCTTCTACTTTTCCTGTTGCAAAAATACATAGGAAAAACCATAAGAAAAAACAAATAACAATACCCCTTAGAAACGAAAAAAGGCAGACCTGATGGCCTGCCCTATCTTATAAATCTAATCCAATCCTATATCTCCAAGTGTGAGCTCCTGTGCACCTCTTGCCTTACCAGATTCTTCCTCTATCTCTGCCTCTACTTTCTTCTGAAGCGTCTGAAGAGAATTGACTATGCCCTCAACATTTTTCAAGGCCGCTGTGATGGAAGATATCTGGTAAAGGGGTCTTCCCTTATCATCTGTCCTTTCAAGTATCGTTGGATCTGAAAGGAACTTGCTGACAGTATCAGCAGCTATCAATGAAGACTCAAGCAGTTTCTGGGAAGGTGTTATTGTAAGCTTTCTGTATATCTGCATGGCCTCTATCAGCAATGGGGTAGGCTTAAAGTCCTCTGGAAGTCCTTCCTGTTTGATAACCTCAGCTGCCCTTTCTTCAGGATCCAGTATATAGGAATATGAAGAGGCGGGACTGACAGTAAAGTATAAAAATGCCATCTGCCTCCAGAACTGTTCCTTTTGGGCACTCCTGTCTTGGTGCCAAAGCCTTCTGATAGGTCTTACAAGAAAAGCTTCATCAGCTAGTTTCAGCTGGAAATCCTCATATTTGATTAGCTTCATAACTCTTCAATCACATAAAGATTAATATTATCTGGCTTCATGCCATCTATCTGTCTCTTGAGTACCCTGTACTGGACTTCCTCTTCCCCATAGTCTCCATAATGTAGGACTACAAAGTCACCTACAAGTGGTATTGTTCCTGTCCAATTTGGCCATTGCTTAATGGGTTTGCCATCCCATGTGTAATATGATATGTTCATAAACAATATATTTTCTTTTTTTATTTCATAAGTTTCAAATTTACCAATGACTATCTGCGAAATGAAATAAAGTATTGTCAGGCAATGTTTTCAAAATCTCTATTGCTCTATCCTTATTTCTTTTTTCTCTTTCTTCCCAACAACCATCTTCGACATAAGATTCAAAATCAGGACAGTTAAGGCAATCAAAGCTACCATAATGATATATATCTCTTACATCATAGCAATCGTACCATTGTCCCTCTATAACTTCCTGATATAATTCTGGATTACTGATTACAGTGAAGTTGTCAGTAGTCCAACCTGTTTTCTTTTCCTCTTCACTTAGCCAATCATAATCTGCTACCCAGTCAGCACCAATGGTCATTTCAGCTGCTGATTCTGAAGAGCTGTCTGGAGCGTTATCAAAAATTTTTTGCAAGTTAGCCCTACCTCCTACAAATAATAATCTACAATGTGCCATAATGCAAAATCCTTAAATTTAAAAAGGCCCAGGCCAAATAGCCCAGGCCCCTCTCCTCAAACAATCTTATACTCTACCTCAGCTAACTATAAGCTTTTTATCCTTCGGCATAATCAGTGTGGTCTTCTCTTCAGGAACCTCTTCCCCCTCAAAGACAAACTCAATGTCCCTGTCTATCAGAAGGAGGCATTCCTCAGGATTATCCTCCTCATCATCAATGGTCACCCAAGGCATGTTGTAACCAATGGTACTGTTCATGCCCATGTCTTCCTTCACCGAATTGGGGTCATACTTCTTGACTGCATAGTTCTTTGGGTTGATCATCACTTGGTCACCCACCTTCACATCCCTTACCATGGAGCCGACAGCCTTGACTGTCTGGTACAGCTTCAGGTCTCCCTTCTTGGCTATGATAAGCCCATTCTGTTTCTCATCCTCCTCATACTTGTTTCCTGTGACAAGTATGTTTGTAAATAATGGTTTAACCGCTTTTATGTGCAACATATTAATCTGTTTTTTTATTGAATCTTGCCTTTACTTTCCTATATCTTTCGAGAGTCACATAGAACTTGCCTATGCTTGGTATATTCACATTTGGCCTGAGCTTCAGGAATTCCTCATCAGTAAGGTCTTCCTTCAATGGAAGGTTCTTGATGTATTCCTTGACTGCCCACCAGTATGCCCTGTATGTCTTGTCCACCAGCTTCTTGCTGAGCCCTGTGGACTTGGCTACCTGTGCTATTATCTCATCATAGGTCATTTGATGATGTCATCCTTAAAGAGAAACAACAGCTGGCAGTAGCCATTATTGTCCTTGCTGACACGAGGAATCACATTGGGGTTAAGTCCTGACTCTGTGATGACTCCCTTGCTCTGGAGGCTGCTCTTGAGCACATGGAAGTACTCAAGGGTAATACCACACTCATCAATCATCTTCTGCCTTGTCTCCTTGCTCATCAGCTGGTTATCCAGCAAGACAGGATCAAGTATCTTCTTGGAAAGCTCATGTCTCTCCTTGAGGAAACATGACACAAGGTCAATCTCCCTTGGAGTGAGCTTGATGAATGGAAGCATGATGATACACCACCACTTGAAGAAGTTCTTGTCAGGTGATCCTTCAATCCTGACCATATTGTCAGGCTTGTGGTTAAGCCAGCTCCATTTCTCCTCTTTTGCCTGAGTACCTTCCATACTAGTTCTCCTGTGGTTTTTCATTCTCCTCAGGAAGCACCATGGCATCCTGAATCTCAGATATGCATTCCTCTACAAAGTCCCTTGCAAAGCATGGGTACTCAATCTTTGAGGCATACTGTGATGCAAGCTCCACTACCTTGAACAGGTAATCCAGCCTCTTTACTGTACTGGCAAACTCTGTTGCCTGCTGAAGCTGCTGCCTGAGATACTTGTTCTCATTCCACAGCTTGTCAGCAACTTCCTTCAACTGGTCATAGGTGAGCTTCTGCTGCTTCTGACCTACACCTTCCATCTTAACCTCCTTGGCTTTATTCTTCTGCTCTTCCATGTTTTTATAAATTTTATCCTTTAATATATTCCATTAATTTCATTCTCAGATCATCCAGCCTATTGTCCTTGACCAGCTTGTCAAACAACAGCACTATGGAATCCACCTTCCCGAATCCTCCTGGGAACTTTGGATAGAGGCTGTGTATTACGACTTTCCATTGGGAAAGACTGCAGAGCCTGTCCATCAGTTCAGACATTGAGAGCTTGAATACAGGGTTCTTCTTGGGATCATTGCCCTTGACAACATACTTGTGTCCATATTTCCTTTCATACAGGGCTTCCCATTCATAGACAGAAGCCTCCTTGACCTCAGAGCATCCGCAGTCACCACAATAATCCATATTGAGGGAGTCCTCATGCTTGATCTTTGGTGAGAAACACTTAGCACAGAATGCTATTGGCTCTGAATCATATTCCATCATCTTCTCCTGCTGTGACATAGTGGTAGGGTTTACGCGCGTACATTATTTATAATATAGCAATACAAACCCATCATTGCTTGGGAGTATCTGCACTATGTCTTCCTTCTGGATTCCCTTTGAGTTCACTGTCTCTGCAAGACCCCTGAGAGTGTTGCAGTGGACTGCTTCCATCTTCTTGCTGTTCTTCTCCATAGTCACTTCTTTCTACCTGATGTCCTTGCTGTTCCTTTCACCTTGGCTGCATTCTGCATGGCACTTGCCCTCTTGCTGAGGTCCTTTGCCTGCCTTTCAGCCTCCTTGATGGCCCTTGCCATCCTTGCCTTGTCTCCCATTATCTCCTGATACTGGGCCATAGTGTGGGCATCACTCTCTGCCTGCCACTGCTGTTCCCTCTTTTTGTCTGTCATGATGATATTCGTTAGATGTTAATATTCCTATATTCTTACAAATTACCTTAAAGTAAAACTTTAACCGTTTACATAACTACCTTATTTTTCAATAGGTTATATATATCGGGTATTGATTAGGTTTTCTGGGTACAAAGATATACAATATTATTTAATTTCAATTACATTGGCTCTTAAAAACCATAATTTTTAAAGTTATTTAAGGATATAAGGAGTGGTATATACGGAATATTATAATTAACTTTGCAGCAGCAAGCAAACCCTTAAAACAGTTAATTATTTATAGATTCTTTATAGTATATGATCAAGGCTCCATAGTATAGATTCATAAGTAACTCATTCCCAACAGGTTACTTTGGATATAGCCACTCAAGGTAATAATCCCCCTCCTTCCGCAGGGGTCTCTAAGAGTGCTATGATGGTCGATTCATCTAATGGTTAGGATACAAGATTCTCAATCTTGGCATAGGGGTTCGATTCCCCTA